GGCTGAAGATCAGACGAGTTGAAGGTAAGAAGTACGCTTAGTGTTAACGCAGTTTTTGTTAACCCAGAACCCAAGCGACATGTTGGGATTGAGCAACAGGTTCATGATAGCCCGGCGGCTAACGTTGGTGTACTCATACTCGTAGCCGTTCTCGAATGTAACGTAGGCAACACCGTTGAACGGGTCAACCTGCAGATACGAGACAGCATCAGAGGTACGAGGAGTGATGTTGAAAGTAGGCATGTTGTGAATGTAAACGTTGAATGTGTTGCGACCTTGTGATCGCAATGACTAGCCAGGGACTCGAACCCTGGTGTACGCCGGTGCATACTAGCCGGTGTGCCATGAGCATACTTGTAGCGATACGCAGTAGCGCATCTAGCGGCTGTGGCTCGCCGCTTGCTGGTGCTCACCCTTCTCGGCGTGGCACGGCTGGCACCTGAGGAGTGTACCCTAGCCCAACCCCTGGAATCCCGCTCGGCAGGTGGTTGGCGGCAGTGACCCGTGGTCCTACTCAGCCTGGCTATTCGATTGTCGAGGTTCTGAGGGGGAGTGGTTGATGGTTGAAGATCGAGACTCTCCTCCCCCTTAACAGGGAGAGTCGAGATCAAGACCTTCAATCAACCATCTCTGTCCCAGCATACAGCCTCTGGAGCCGGTTGGACGGTGGACAGTCGGTTGAAGTGGCACAATGGCTGGGTGGAACCTGGCGGAACCCATTGCAGCGCAGTAGTTATCAGCGGTGCTTATCTGTCCCATCAGATTTGCTAATGGGACGGCAAACAGATCACTTGAAATCCAGTGACCCCAAGGCATCTGCCCTCCTCCTTGCCCCAGGTTCCGCCAGGTTTCGCCAGGTAACACCCGCATGGACACAGGTGGACACGGCTGGACACAGGCTCAGGCGAGGACAAACCAGGCGGGACCAGGGATGTGCCTGCTTGCGTACCTGCGTATGTGACAGGTGCGCGGACATGTGGACACGGCTGCGACCCGTACCCCCACGGGGGATGCTGGGGCCGCCGCTATCCGTATAAGGCTTCACAAATTTTTGTTCGGATTCATCAGACCCCTCTACAATCGTCTGTAAGGGGCTTTACCCTTTATCGGCCTCCTTATACCAAGGAGCAGTTAGACGCATCTCAGGGAGGCTTGTAGACCCCTCTGAGAGCGTTTCTGTGTAAATAGGAGGTGGAATAACAGGATCTACCTTATCCATTTCCTCATGGTACTCCTTAATAGCTTCATCTACCTCTACTTTAATCCGTGCATCAAGGAATTTCTCCTCTAGCCACCAAAGTAAAGCAAAGACCAAATGATCCCACCAAGGAATACCACGACTCCAATGCCGACGAAGAACCTTAAACTCATTCAATCTAAGAGTCAACTCGTTTACTCGTTGTTCTTTTCCCACATCGCCTCACAAACATTAGGAAGGTGTTGATACAGCAGGTCTTGGACTTGACCAGCTATCTGTGCGTGTTCCCGTTGTGTTCCATTAGCGGTACGAAGGTCACAGTAATGCAACCAAGACCTAATAGTACCATTCATGTACATCTTAGTTGGAGTAGCAAGTGGTAACACCTCTCTTGCACACTCTTTAGCTACACCAGCTTCTAGTAATTCTTTGTAAACACGTTCTGAGTGTTCATAAAGATCACTAATTACTTCTACCATAACATCCTTAGTTTTATAAGGAATATCATCAATACTATTTTGTCTATTCTTTGTATCTTGTCTACGAAGTTCAGGTATAACGGATGGAGATGTTACTTCAGCATACCGCTGACTAAACTCTTGAAAGCTAAAGGAACGGTGCCTAAGGATCTGTGCAGCAATAGACCGAGTAGTTTCTATTTGAACACACATATTCACCATTTCAAAAGGTGACCAATGGTTATGTTCAATAAGATATTTAATCAACCTAGCACTTGTCTGAGTGTTGGTTTGATTAGATGGGTTAGATACCCGTGCCATGTAACTGATAAGTTCTTCAGCTTCGGGAGTGATGTGGATCAGTTGGACGGAGTGAAACAAAGGTTGAACGGAGTGGGTGGGACTCATAAGGTTGTTTAAAACTTAGTAATTACGTTGCCAGACAGTAGGATCAGTGTCCTCAGATTTCCAAGATTCAAAAGGGGGAGGAGAATAGATGAAATAAAGTGTTCTCTATCCAGTAGAAAAAGGAGGAGATTTTTAGGTCTCCCCCAATTACAGGAGTTGGGTCCACCCTCCCTTCCCCTGTATACACCCCTGATGTGTCTTAAACCCAGGTGGGGACACTGTTTTTAGAAGTTCCTCTTGCTTGTCTTTTTTGGTCTAAATTCATACCCAAAACAAGGTGATTTGTCTCACTTTGAGGGTCATCTAAAAAGGCAGTAAGCATGTCGTTCCACTCTTCTATTTTACGTTGTTTGACTGTCTCCTGAGCAGAGATTCCCATGGCGTCGGTAAAGTACTTAACGCCTTGTGCTAGGGAGTCTAATCTGTCGTCGTGTTTAATGGCGTACTTCTCCCGACACATTCTACTCATTTGGTAGAAGAGCATGTACAGGAGTCGTTTCTCTGGAGCTTCGTCTTTATTAGAAGAGTAGTCCCATTCTACAACACCACGATCAATAATGAGTCGGTGTTGGTTCATGATGGGTTCTAGGGCGTCAATGATCCGTTCTTCTTTACGAACATTAGCTCGTACTTCTTCAACACCAATGTTTTGTTTAGTTTGTTGAAGGTGTTTTTTAAAGAGTTCTGAAACAATACCATCACCAAAGTTAGTCTCAATGACAAGTTTGGTAACGTTATACTTCTTACAACCTCTAAGGATGTCTAGTAAAGTGTTGTCGCTATAACCGTCGCGGTAAGCACGTACCTCGTGGACGTAAAGGAAGCCATTCTTTTGGCTTATGTACGTTGCTGCTGTTTCGTCTGTGCCTCTACCTGACGGGTCAATGCTGCATATCGTTTCAGAGTATTCACTCCACTCTCCTTGAAGCTGCATCGGGGAGTAGAAATAATCACCTGGTAAGCCAACCGTAGGCAGATCCTTGAGAACATTACGAGGATCACTGCACCACACAACAGAGTCCGGCGCTTGAGTTGGATTAACGGAGGTAATGATAAGGTCTTGGAACTTAAGTGGGAACTTTTCTGCATCACTAAGACTCGTATCAAGCATAAATTGGAGCATGAAGTTGCTCCGACCCATTGCTGCTTCCCGCTCCAGCAGATCATCAGAGCTAAAGCGGTCTGGGTCTGTTACATCCCACGCTTCAGCACCGTTATCGATGTCTTCTTGGAGTTGAGGAGCGATTAACCCTTCGTAATTAGATAATTTACGTGGTACTCTAGCTGGCCAAACAAAGGGTCTGTAGTTACGTTCAGCTAGTTTACGGTAGATGGTGAAAGTTGTCTGTGGTGTACCAAGGTACATGATTCGACTATCCTGTTTAGGGGTAAGGATAGACTCAGCCTCCGTGCAGAGTTGAAGGAGTTTTTCACGCATCATCTCAGTCATGGAGTTACCAGGAACTTCGATGTCATCAAGAATCATCAGGTCAGCACGAGAACCGGTTAACTGACCGGTAATACCCACTGATTTAACGGACGGTGCTTGGTGAGGAGAACAGTTAACGTCAAAACTAATACGAGACCACCGAGCATCATCGCTTTTGGGTCGGAGGTGTGATAACCAAGGCGTTTCAATGATTAGTTTCTGTAAGAAGATGGACATGTTATCTGCTCGTTCTTTAGAAGCGGAGATAATCATGATCTTTTTCTCAGCGTTATTGAACAAGGTCCACAACACAAAGGCACCTGTGATCCACGATTTACCAACACCACGAAAAGCTTGGATCTGTAAACGTTTAGGACCGTGTTGTAGGTAGTCGGCAATAGCGTATTGAGCACGGGTAGGGGAGGGAAGATCCAGTTGTCCCCAAAGTGCTTGTAGAAATAGTTTAAAGTCCTGTTGAAGGGACTCTAACACGGAGTCCCCTCTAGAATCGTTTGTACGGCGTTTTACAGGCAT